TAATTTGCGTTCGGCTGATTTGAGTTCGGCTGATTTGAGTTCGGCTAATTTGAGTTCGGCTAATTTGAGTTCGGCTGATTTGAGTTCGGCTAATTTGAGTTNGGCTNATTTGNNTTTGGCTAATTTGCGTTCGGCTAATTTGAGTTCGGCTAATTTGAGTTTGGCTAAAAACAAAGAAACTGCATATTTACCCTTATTTTGTAAATGGGATTTTTCAATTTTAGGAGATAAAATACAGATAGGATGTGAAAAAAGAACTATTGAAAATTGGGATTTATTTTTTGCAAGTAATGAAGAATTAAGTACTAAAAGAGGTACAGAAGAATTTAAACAAATTCAAGCGGTTTATAATGCTTGTAAAGCATATTTATTAACTTTAAATCAAGAATAAAATGAAATAATGGATAGAAGAATGCGAAAGTTTTAAAAATTGGTTTTCTAATCTTGGAGGTAACATAGCAAATAACGAGCAAATGATGGAAGCCTATACTAGAATTGAAGCAAAAATAATAAGTGATGATAAATTAACAATGATTTTAAAACAAGATAAAATTAACCAAATAGAAGTTACACTATGATTACATTTTTAGAATTTACCGAAGTATTAAAGTATTAAAATATGAAGCCGATGTAATGCGTTACACAAAATTAAGCGTTTACGAAAGATGGGCAATAGCACAGGAACGAAGTTTATGTTTACAACAGGATGGTAGAAAATCCTATTTAAGTAAAAAGACTTATGCAAAATGTGAGGAACTTTTACAAGAGATTAAAGAAACTAACTGGACAAGAACATGGAAACTTACTTAATTTATGCAATAGGCTTCCTTATGGGAGCTATTTGCTTTGCAAGTTCAGAAAAAATAATTGAACAATTTAAAAAGAAATAAGATGAAACAAACAGCAGTAGAATGGTTAGTAAAAAATATTCCAAATATTTTTTGGGAAGATGATTATTGGGCAGACTTATTTGAACAAGCCAAAGAAATGGAAAAGCAACAGATTATTGATGCTAGAGATAACGGATTTTTTTCCAGTGAAAATTGGAAAGGAGACTCAGAACAATACTACAACAAAAAATTTAAAAAGAAATAACTATGGGAACGATTATAGCATATACAACGATTTTATTAGTATTTCTTTTTTTAAACTTTTTTGATAATGATAAAAGATAAACTTTTAGAGATAAACAAAGAAACTTGGAACTCTGACAAATTAGAAAAAACTGAAATGTTTATAAAGGAGTTACTATTTGACTATTCAACATGGTTAATTAAATATAGACATTTAAATTCAGTTTCTTGGGGGTACACAGATAACGAACTTTTAGAAATTTACGAAAATGAAAATAGAAGATAAAATTACTAATAGCGTAATGAGTTGCCAAATTGCACTAAACCAACTCGAGCAGATAAAATATACACCTTACTATAAACAAGCGCTTAAAAACAAATTAAATAGCGTTTTAGTTGAATTAATCAAGGCAGAACAAAACCACTATGATAAGTTTTTCGAACGTGATGACAATGCTACCGATGCAGTGTATTCAGTTTTCGATACGTTTATAAAAAAAGTTAGTGAAATAGCTATTTACGATATGGAGAATATTTGTTGTATCATAGATGCGTACCGGAAAGACCAAAAAAGTATTGAAGGAATTGTAAATAAAATATTAAAATGATAACAAAAATTCAGATTATACGATTACATTTAAAAAATTGGAGTATTAACGATATAATCCAAGATACAAAATTAGAAATGCAAATTGTTTTAGATGCAATAGAAGAATATCAAAAAGAAAATTATATAATTAGAGAATCAAAAATAAATTATAATTAATTTGCATTTAATTAATAAAGTATTATATTTGCAAAACAAACGACAAGTAAGGCGGTCGAACGAAATTAACAAATCCCTCTATTTATTCCAGCCTTACGGAATTTTTAGAGGGTATTTATTTAAAAAAAAAAATGGAAACATTAGTAAAAATTATTGAAGAAAAAATGTTATTAATTGAGCAGTTAGAGGCGCAATTAGTAAAAGCCAAAGAAGAAAGCAAAAAGCAAACAGAGAGTATGCTTTACTGGTACGAAAAATTTACAGAATTATCAACTTCAAAAACTTTAGAAAATGAGTAAAGATTTATTTTTAATGATGAGAGAGCAGGAAATTCAAACGAGCAATTTCCTGCCAAACAAAAAAGAGATACAATTTAGTAGTAAAAAATTTATAACTGATGTATTAGAGACAGGTGAAACCGATAAATTTGAGTTATTGGCACAGGCTAAAAGAATGCTCGAAGCATTGGATGTAATTAATACCGAACTTTTAAAAGTAATACCTCAAGAGAATTTTGAAGCATACGGACTTAAAGGAACTTATAGAAGTGGAGGAGATACGGTTAATTACTCCGAGGATGCAATTTACACGCAGTTAAAAGCTGATTTAGATGCAAGGGCAGAATTATTAAAACTTGCTTTAAAACAACCTGTAATCGATGCCTACGGTAATGATGTCCCAAGAGTTTCGACAACACCAAGAAAAAGCAGTTTAGCAATATCATTTTAAAAATAAAAATTATGAAATTATACACAGATAGCAAAATTGAAATAAGTAAATTTATTGAACAAAATAGAACGATGCTTATAAATTCAAGAAAAGAGGCAGAGGAGATAACAAAATATAGAGGTTATTTTTATGAAATTTACGATGAAAATAAAAACTTTCTTTGTTACGGAATTCCAAAATAATAACTATATTTGCAACAACATAATAACGAGGGTAAGGCTTTCGCCCTTTCATTGAAAGCCATAAAAAATAAATATTATGAGTACAACTTCAAACCGCAGACAAGCATTTGCAAAACCGCAAAGCAACCCAGCAACAAAATTTATCGATTGGAAATCTAACGATAAATGTTTTTCTTACTACGACAAAGAAAATCAAATAAACGTTTCAATTCCTTTACCTTTTAAATTTTTAGTCCTGGATGAACTTCATACCATTAAGGGATGGAACGATGCAACTTCAAGCGGTATTTATTCCAACGAAGTAAAATTTATTTCAAAAGAACCATTAACAGTTAAACCATTTAAAGGTAATGAAATTGCTAAAGGTCTTTATAAAGATATTAAAGAAAAAATTGTAGCCGCTGGTGGCCACTATACTAAAAGCATTTACATAATGCTCGAGGATGGCTCACTTGCAAACATACAACTAAAAGGTAGCGCAGTACAAAAATGGGGCGAATTTACGCAAAAAACACGTAACAGATTACCTGATGAGTGGATAGTTGTTAAAAGTGCTTTAGAAGGTAAAAAAGGAGCAGTTAAATTCTTTACTCCAGAGTTTACATTTTTACAATCTTTGAACGATGATGAATGTAATTTAGCAGATGAGGCTTTTAATACTTTGGAAACTTATTTAAAAGCCTATTTAATAAAAGTCGATGCAATAGTTGAAGATATTGATCCTATTGGAAACGATGCAGATGGTGACGATTTAGAGTTTTAATAATTTGTTTATTTTATTTGGTTAAAACCCTGCTATAATGGCAGGGTTTGTTTATTTTCAATACTAAAGTATTGAACTTAAATGACCGTTTTTATATTTATGCAACGCAAAATGACCTCTTTCTATATACCCTATAGACCTAATAAATATTTTTTTAGGGGGGTGGTAACTAATTGAGAATTTTATCGTTTTATCGTTGCGTTTTAAATTTTTTAAAGTTTTTGTTAGTTTATTAAAATAATATTTTTATATTTGTACACTCTCTGAATTTAAGGAAAATATTATATTAATCCCATAATGAAACAGAAGTCAGAGAGCTGTGGATTTATGGGATTTCTTATTAAAAAAAAAATAAATGGAAGTAACTGTATTTAAAGACTTATTTAAGTCTAAAGACGTGCCTTTTCACGTTCCATTAGAAAAAATTATTAAAAGAATTCAAACAGGATATTCTAAAGATATTATTGAAAAAATAAGATTATCGGAAACTAAAATTGAAAGGGATTTTATAAAAAAATCTTTGCCCTGCATTTTATTTAATGGAACTTTTAGCGAAAGAAACTCAAATAGTTTAATTCAGCACTCTGGTTTAATGATTGTGGATTTTGACAAATATAAAACTGATGTTGAGATGTTTGATAACTTGCACGAACTTAAAAAAAACAAACATTTTCTTTTATTATTTATAAGCCCCAGTGGTAATGGAATTAAAGGCGTTGTAAAAGTATCTAACGAATTAGATAAAATAACACACCCCAAAATATTTACTCAATTTCAAGAAGATTTTAAGTTTGATTATTGGGATGCTTCGAATTCAAATGTGGATCGAGTTTGTTTTGAGAGTTATGATCCTGATATTTATGTGAATTATAACTCTGTAATTTATGAGCCAATTATTAGCGATAAAGGATATAGCGTACAGGAAAAATCGCCATTAATACCAATTACAGATGAGGATAAAATCATTGATAAAATAATGAATTTTAATTGGGGTAAAGGGTTTAATGATGGAGAGCGAAATTCTTTTATATTTGATATTGCTGGGGCATTTTGCGAATATGGAGTTAGTCAAAGCACTGCCGAGGGATATATTTTAAATAACGTTGTAATTGGTGATTTTTCGGAAAGAGAAGCAACCACAACTATTAAAAGCGCATATAAAAAAAGAAATTTTGATAGTAAGTTTTTTGAAGACTACACCAAAATAGAAAAAATAAAAACCGATATTAAAAAGGGTAAAAAAGAAGTTACTAAAAAATACGGCATTTCGGAGGATGTTTTTGATGAAATAAAGGAAGAACAAGAACACGACGACTTTTGGTTTTTAAACGAAAAAAATAAAGTCCAAGTGGATTTATTAAAATATAAATTATTTTTAGAGCGCAACGGGTTTAAAAAATTTTTTCCTGCAGATTGTCAAAAACCTACTTGGGTAAAAATTATATCAAATAAAGTAACTGAAACCTCTATTGAAAAAATAAAAGATTTTGTTTTAGATTTTTTATTAAAAAGAAAAGAAATTGAAACTTGGAAATATTGTGCTAATTATCCGAATTTATTTTCAGATAAAATGTTGTTAATGCTGGATAGTGTTGAATTAATGATGTTGCGAGATACTAAATTTAAGAGTTATTTTGCTTTTAAAAATGGAATTTTAGAAGTAGATAAAGACAAATATAAATTAATTGATTTTATTGATGTTCACGGGTACATTTGGGAATCACAAATAATTCAAAGAGATTGGGATGGATTGGAGTTTTTTGAAAATGAATACCAACAATTTGTAAAAAATATATCCAACAATGAGCCTATAGCAATTGAGTGCTCTATTGGTTATTTATTATCTACTTATAAGAACAAAATGAACAATAAGGCGATAATTTTAAATGATGAACTTATTAGCACCAACCCAGAGGGGGGGACTGGAAAAGGTTTGTTTGTACAAGGATTGCGACAAATTAGAAAAGTATCAATTTTAGATGGTAAAACTTTTGATGATAAAAAATCTTTCCCATACCAAACTGTTAGCCCAGAAACTCAAATATTAGTATTTGATGATGTTTTAAAGAACTTTAATTTTGAAAATAAATTTAGTTTAGTAACTGAGGGGATGACTTTAGAGCGTAAAAATAAGGATGCTATCAAATTAAAAGTAGAGGATAGCCCCAAGATGGTTATTTCAACAAATTACGCAATTAAAGGAGAGGGAAATTCGCACGATAGAAGAAGACACGAATTAGAAATAGCGCAATATTACGGCAAGAATTTAACTCCTTACGATGAATTCGGAAAACAATTATTTGACGATTGGGAGTTAGAAGACTTTAAGAAGTTTGATAATTATATGATTTATTGTTTAATGGCTTATTTAAAAAATGGGTTAATAAAACAAAATTCTAAAAATTTAAAATTGCGTAAATTCATAGCAGAAACGCAAATGGAGTTTTACGAATTTGCAGAAGATATGGAGTTACTGCCAAGAAACAAAAGAAATAATAAAACAGAACTTTATAATAAATTTATTGACGAATATCAAGATTTTAAAAAATGGCTACAGGTTAAAACCTTTGTTAAGTGGATTGATAAATATTGTAAATATAAAGAATTTGAATTTTTAGAGGGCAACACTCAAGGCAACCGTTGGTTTGAAATAGTGGATAAGAATTTAGAAACGGAAGAAGATAACGATATAATTTTTTAGTTATGAGAGTTTTAAGAGATTATCAAATAAGAATTTCAACTGATGCTGCCGAAACTCTCCAACGTAAAAGGTTAGTTTGTTTTTTTATGGAGGTTTTATTTTTTTATTAAAATATAATTTGTATATTTGCAGAAGTAGAGTCGTCGCTACAATAACAATATTATAAAATTCCAACACTGATAAAGACGACGACCTTTTGATGTGTTGGTTTTTACATTTATGGAAGTTTGGAAAAAAATTGAAGGTTTTGAAAATTATGAAGTTTCTAATTATGGAAACGTAAAAAGATTAGATAGTTTAGTTTATCAATTAGGTAAATTTTATAAATACAAAGGTCGTATTTTAAAACAAGAAACAACAAGAGGATATAAAAGAGTTACTTTAAGTAAATTAAATATTACTAAAAGATTTTTAGTTCATAGATTAGTTTCTGTTTATTTTTTAGAAAATACAAATGAAAAACCTTGCGTCAATCATATTGATGGTAATAGATTAAATAATAATTATTTAAATTTAGAATGGGTAACGTATTCAGAAAATGAAAAACATTCCTATAATATTTTAGGTAAAATAAATCCAATTAGGAAACTTACAAGTGAACAAGCTAATTATGTAAAAATAATAGGTATTAAAGGCAAAAAAGGAAATATAAAAGAATTAGCAAATAATTATAATGTTGATGTTTCTACTATTTATAATATATTAAATAATAAGTATTATGTTTAAAATTAGAGATTATCAGGTACGAATAGCGAATAATGCTACTGAAATTTTAGAAAGAAAAAAATTAGTTTGCATTTTTGCCGAAGTCCGTTGTGGTAAAACTATAATGTCTTTAGAAACTTGTAAAAAGGTAAATGCTAAAACAGTTTTATTTATTACAAAAATTAAAGCGTTTTCAAGCGTTACAGATGATTACTATAATTTCGGTTACTCTAATAAATTTGAGTTAACAGTTATCAATAGAGAGAGTTTGCACAAAGTAATTACAAATGATTTCGATGTAGTTATAATTGATGAAGTACACGGTTACGCATCCTATCCGAAACCGAGTAAATTCCATAAGGATATTAAACAACGCTTTGGTAATTTACCTATGATATTATTATCAGGTACACCAACTCCAGAGAGTTACTCGCAATACTATCATATTTTTAATCTATCCAATTACTCACCATTTAAACACGCAAATTTTTATAAATGGGCCAATGATTACGTAGATATTAAATTGAAATATTTAGGTTACGCACAAGTCAAAGATTATAGCAACGCAAGAAAAAAAGACTTTTGGCATCATATACGTTACTATATTTTAACTTTTACACAAGCCGAGGCAGGGTTTACTACTTCGGTTAACGAAATGTTGTTGGAGTGCGAGATGAAACCTATTACTTATAAAATTATCGACAAACTTAAAAAGGATTTAGTTGTTACCTCATCCACTACAAAAAAGCAAATAATAGCCGATACAGGGGTGAAGTTACAGCAGAAAATACACCAACTTTCAAGCGGAACTATTAAATTTGAAGATGGATCAATACAAGTAATTGATGACAGCAAAGCACAATTTATAAAAGAGAAGTTTGCAGGAGTTAAGATAGGGATATTTTATAATTTTGTTGCTGAATTACAAATGTTAAGTCAAGTTTTTGGAGCAGAAAACTTGACAACTGACTTACAAGAATTTAATACAACCGATAAAAATATTGCTTTGCAGATTGTAAGCGGTAGGGAGGGAATAAGTTTAAAAGCAGCGGAGCATTTAGTATTTTTTAATATTGCTTTTTCGGCTGTTAGTTACTTTCAAGCAAAAGACCGACTTACAACTATGGAGCGCAAAGAAAATACTATTTTTTGGATATTCTCAAAGGGTGGAATTGAAGAAAAGATATACAAATCGGTGCAAGGTAAAAAAGATTATACACTTTCAACATTTAAAAAAGACTATGGAATTAGAACAACAGATACAAAAGAGAATAACAACCAAATTAGAGCAAGAAGGTTACTTCGTACTTAAAATTATAAAAGCAAACAAAAATGGTTATCCTGATTTGATTGCTATTAAAAATAATATTACTACATTTGTAGAAGTGAAACGTCCAACAGGTAAATTATCAGAATTGCAGAAGGTAAGAATACAAGAATTAAGGAGTAAAGGTATTAACGTTAAAGTATGGCAAGATTATGATAAAGATTTCAAATAATGTTAGTTTAGATTTAACACTTAACGAGCAAACCTCGACAACTGGGAGGCCTATACGCCTATCGGGTATTGCAAAGAATTTACAAATAGCAGAGAAGTGGGTTAACAAATCGTTTAAAAATCATTGGATTTACACCTTTAAGTATTTAGATGCTTACGATGAATTTGTGAGTTTTGAATTTGATTATAACAATAAATTTGTAGGTATATGTCGGACATAACAATGTGTACAGGGTTAATTTGTAACAAAAAAGAAACTTGCTATAGGTACAAAGCCGAAGCATCAACTCACCAACAGAGTTATTTTGTAATACCTCCGCATAAGAATGGACAATGCGATATGTATTTGCAATATTGCCCTAAATGCAATCAATATAATGGAGTGCATAAAATGGGATGCGAAACAAGAAAAGTAACTATAAAACTATGACACCAAAAGACAAGGCAAGGGAGTTAATAAATAAATTCAATCATTTTCACGATACTGAAAAAAAAGAATATATTTTATACCAAAATCCTGCCGAGAGCATCCGTTGCGCTTTAATAGCAGTTGAGGAAGTTAGGAATTTTCACACAAATTTATTTTACGCAGCAAAAGGCAGTATATTTGATATTTATTTGGATAACGTTAAACACGAGATTGAGATATATGAAAATACAAAGATTTAAACCTATCGTAAGAATTAAAAGAGTAATGAATTTTTATTACAATAGAGGCATCAATTCCGAGAGAGTAAATAATTTATACCGTAAAATAATATGCAAAGAATAAAATTAAATGAAATTAAATTAAATCCGAATAACCCAAGGTTAATAAAGGATGATAAATTTAAAAAGTTAGTCCAGTCTATTAAAGACTTTCCCGAAATGCTCGATATTAGGCCTATTGTAGTTAATAAAGATATGATTATTTTAGGCGGTAATATGCGATACAAGGCCTGCAAAGAAGCTGGATTAAAAGAGATACCAGTAATAGTTACAGATTTAAGCGAGTAACAACAAAGAGAGTTTTTAATTAAAGATAACATAAGCNGCGGCGAGTGGGATTGGGAAGTATTAGCAAATGAATGGAACGCAGAAGAATTAGATGCGTGGGGGTTAGACTTACCAGTTGATTTTAATACCGAAGTATTAGAAGCCGAAGAAGATGACTTTGAAGTCCCTGAAGGCGGAATTGAAACGGATATTGTACTTGGAGATTTATTTGAGATTGGTGAGCATCGTCTTATATGTGGAGACAGTACACAAACCGATACATTTGAAAAATTAATGAATGGGCATCTTGCGGATTTAGTTATAACAGATCCGCCTTATAACGTTGCTTACGAGGGTAAAACAAAAGACAAGCTAAAAATTGATAATGATAATATGTCAAATGGAGATTTTTATCAATTTCTTTATGATTTTTACACTGCTCTTGGAGCTTATACAAAAAAAGGAGGGTCTTGGTATGTTTGGCACGCTGATAGCGAAGGTGCAAACTTTAGACTTGCAATGGCCAATGCTGGGATAATGGTAAAACAATGCCTTATATGGGTAAAAAATATCATGGTAATGGGAAGACAAGATTATCAATGGAAACACGAACCTTGCCTTTATGGATGGAAAGAGGGTGCTTCTCACGGATGGTATTCTGACAGAAAACAAACAACAGTTTTAAACTTTGATAGACCTTCAAGAAATGCTGAACACCCAACAATGAAACCTGTTATATTGTTTTCATATCAAATAGAAAATAGCAGTAAGCAAGGAGATATTGTAGCAGATGCATTTGCAGGAAGCGGAACTACAATGGTGGCTTGTCAACAATTAAATAGAAAGGCTTATGTTGTAGAGTTTGATCCTAAATATTGCCAAGTAATAATTGACCGAATGATTAAACTTAATCCAACAATAGAAGTAAAACGAAATGGTATAAAATATGAAAGTAATACAATCACAACAGAATAATATAATCAATACTTTTTCATCTGTAACCGATGCATCAAAGAAATTAAATATAAAAAGAGATTTGATTTTAAGATGTTGTCAAGATAAACAGAAAAGCGCAAAAGGATATAACTTCAATTACGATGGCATACGACAGGATTAAAATATTTGAACAAGCAAAAGAGGTAATAGTAAAACATAAGTTATTCTTCGTGGATGATATTGTGGCTTTTTTGCCTTGTTCAAAGCAAACTTTTTACGATTTTTTTCCTGTTAATTCTGACAAACTTGACGAGCTAAAAGAATTATTAAACCAAAATCGAACTACTCTAAAAGTATCAATGCGGTCAAAATGGTATACTTCAAACGCTCCAGCTTTGCAAATGGCATTGATGAAATTAATTGCAACACCAGAGGAATTGAAAAAGTTATCGATGCAATACATCGAGAGCGAGAATACAAATAAAAACGAGAACACCACAACAATAAAATGGGGTGATAACGAGGTAAAAGTTTAATGGAGTTAACACCAAAGCAAACTGAAGCAATGCAACTGCTACAAAGTGAGCAGTATAATTTCATTTTGTATGGTGGCGCAATTCGTGGAGGCAAATCTGTTTGGGGTTTATCCGCTTTGCTTATTATGTGCGAGGTATTTCCTCGTTCAAGGTGGTGCGTTATTAGGGAGGACATGGAGAAAATCCGAACTACTACTATACCTTCGTTTAGAAAAATAGAGCCTAGTGGAACGGTTAGGCAATCGCCTTACGAATATCATCACCCAAACGGTAGCGTTATACTTTTTAAATCAGAAAACTACTCACAGGATAAGGATTTAGATTGGATGAAAGGGTTAGAGGTCAACGGTTTTTTATTCGAGGAGATAAACGAATGCCAACAGCAAACTTTTTATAAGGCTTTTGAGAGAGCGGGTAGTTGGATAATAAAAGACAGCATTCAACCCAAGCCAGTTATTTTAGCAACTTGTAATCCTACATTTGGCTGGGTAAAGACTTTAATATACGACAGATGGAAGGATAACACTTTACCTAACGAATGGGTTTATATTCCAGCAAAGATAACCGACAACCCATATTTGCCTCAGGCTTATCTTGATAACCTTAAAAACCTACCTACTTTTGAGTATATGGTTTTCGTTGAAGGCAATTGGGATATACAACTAAAAACGGGCGGAGAGTTTTACAAATGTTTTGAAATTGATCAACACGTTAAGCATACAGCTTATAACCCAGCTTTACCATTACATATCAGTTGGGATGATAATGTTAACCCTTATTTGCCTTGTGGTATCTTCCAAATAGAGGGCAAAGAATTACGAATGATTGATGAGATAAGCGGAGTATCACCAAACAACACCGTTAAAGCGGTATGTAATGAGATTATCCGTAAGTTTCAAGGCCACGAGAGCGGAATGTTTGTTTATGGTGATGCTACAGCCAATAAATCAGATACTAAACTCGAACACGGGTATAACTTTTATCGATTGATATTAGATAACCTTGCTCAATTTAAACCTCGCAATAGAGTGCAAGACAGTAACCCAAGCGTGGTAATGCGTGGTAATTTTATTAACACTATCTTTGAAAAGAATTTCGACGGAATTAAAGTTATTATAGGAGAGAATTGCAAGACGGCAATAAGTGATTTGATAGGCTTAAAAGAGGCAAGCGATGGAACTAAACTCAAAGAAATGGGTACAAATCCACAGACAGGAGCGAGGTTTCAAAAAATAGGACATTATTCTGATTTATTTGATTATATTTGTTGCACGGCATTTAGTGTTGAGTTTCAAAATTATCAAAGAGGTAGTAAAAGTATGGGAATTTCAATAGGTAGAAACAAATCAAAAAGCGGATATTAAAAATATGTACTACATAGTCAATAAAAAAACAGGCGTAATTTCTAATTTTGTAAAGGTTAGAAGCGCGGCGAAATTCCTTAAGGAATTAAAAGGAGATAAAACCGAGGTTAAAAAAGATGAGATTATAGACCTTTGCAATATCTTTGCAAAACATAAAAATAAAATTGCAATAGATTATGAGTTACCTAAATAACAAAGATTTTCTTTTATTAATACAGGATGTAAACCTGCAACAAATAATAAACGAAAACGAAGCAATTAGACAACAAGCAGAACTAACCGCAATCGGTGAGGCTCGTTCCTATTTAATTCAAAAATATTTATTTGATGACGAATTAGCGAAAGTTGGAACAGCACGTGATCCGCAATTATTAAACTACATCATTGATATTGCTCTTTATCATTTACATAGCAGAATTGCACCGAGAAACATTCCGGAATTACGTATCACTCGTTATGATAACGCTATTTCTTGGTTAAAAATGTGTGCGCTTGGTGAGGTTACTCCTAAATTGGAGTTACAACCAACATCAGGCAGAATGATACAATGGGGTAGTAATGAACGAAATACAAACATTTACTAAATGGCATCAATTAAAAATATGTTACCAAAAGGCTTTCTTTGGTTCGGGCAACCAAATGTACCGAACATCCTAAGAAGCGAAGAAGCCAAATCCCATTTATCGAAAACTACTCTACCGATAAGGTTGGCTCGTATAAAACAAGACACTCTATCTTGGCGTACCGCTTGTGAGGAAGCAGAGAGACCTTTTAACCCGTTTAGAGTTTTGATGCAACAAATCTATATCGACACTATTTTAGACGGTCATGTAAAAGCTTGCGTTGAACGTAGAAAAGATTTAACATCTTTAAGAGATTGGCAGATAGTAGATAGTAAAGGAGAGGTAAACGATGACGTTGCTAAACTTATTAATAAACCTTGGTTTAACCGTTTTATTTCACACTCTTTAGATACTATTTTCTATGGATATAGTTTGATTGAGTTAGGCGATTGCGTAGATAACCAATTTAAAGATTTAAAAGTCACAAAACGTTGGTATGTTTCTCCAGACAGATGTGTTGTTTCTAACATGGCTTATAACTTATCCGGTACACCGTTTAAGGACGAACCTTGGAGTGATTGGCATGTTTATTTAAATACCCCAAACGAAATAGGTACTAGCGATAGTGGATATGGGTTATTTTATGAGGTGGCGGTATATCAAATATTTTTACGTAATATTTTAGGATATAATGGCGACTTTTTAGAGTTATTCGGTCAACCTATTAGAGTTGGTAAAACAAACAAAACAGAATTAGCAGAACGTGAGAACTTTGCAGAAGCCTTAAGAGATATGGGTTCAGCAGGCTGGGTGTTAATGGATGCTATTGATGACCAAATAGAACTTATCGAAAGCGGTAATGTTGGTAGTGCTTGGCAGGCTTATTCTAACTTTGAGAAACGTTTACAAGGTTTAATATCAAAACTTATTTTAGGTCATGCCGATGCTTTAGATAGCACAGCGGGTAAATTAGGAGCAACACAAGGAAGTGAAAGCCCTAGCGAGCAGGCAATGGAGGATAAACAGTCTAAAGACGGGGTGTTTATTACTGATGTTATTAATAGCGAGTTGTTTCCTAGATTAAGAAAGTTTGGATTTAATATTCCAGATGATTGTACTTTTGAGTTTAAGAATGACAGAGAAGTACACGAAAATAACGACAGGGTAATAGGTCAAGCGGTTGAGATTAAAAAAGCAGGGTTACAAATGGATAAAGACTATTTCGAGGAGCAAACAGGTATTAAATTATTTGATTTACCAGCCGTTCAGTCAAGTCCCGAACCAATACAAACGCCAACTACAAGCATAAAAGATAAACTTAAAAATATGTATAGATAATGAAACCAAATACTTTAAATCAATCGACAATAGATGCGTTATTAGTTAGACTAAAAGACGAGTTCACAGCTTATTATTTTTATCGTTCCGCATCCAATTGGTGTAAAAATGTAGGCTTCGGCAAGGCTTCGGAATACTTCGCAAACGAAAGCGCAGACGAATTAGTACACGCCAAGAAAATCGAAAACTTTTTAGTTGATTGGAATGTTGATGTAACGCTTCCTGTTATTAATACGCCACAAAGTACATTTTTAAATTTAGTAGATGTAATCGAAAAGGCCTACAATTTAGAATACACGCTTTATCTTGGATATGAATTTACAAGCGATGAGATTATCACGCGCAAGGAACACACAACTTATGGCTTTCTACAATTCTTTAGAGATATACAATTGAAGTCAGTTGCAGAATATAGTGATATGCTTAATCTATTGGATGGTGTGGATATAAGAGATAAATCGAAATTGTTGTTATTAGACGAGCATTTATTTGGTGAGTAATGAAATATACTGAAAAGCAAATTAACAATCTATTGGAGGGCATCTACGCAGGTGATATTGATGTGGATAGTCTTCCAGTAGACTTGTATAAAGCTATTTCAGCATTTTTAGTTAGCGGGCTTGGTAAAATTGACGGAACTATAAGTAAATCGATGTTATCAGAATTAACTGCTAATTTAGAGATTTTTTCGGGGTGTAAAGTTTACCATAGCGTTAGAGAAATGAGTTTGTTAAAAGATGACGAAACATTAAAAACGTTTAAGGAATTTTCAGTAGAAGCCGAAAAGACTTTTGACCAATATTACAAACAATGGGCGCAAACAGAATACAGCACAACAATAGGTCAAGCGCAAATGGTGGAGCGTTGGGAGCAAATCGAACAACAAAAAGAAACATTACCGTTTTTAAGATATAGCGCCGTAATCGATAGCCAAACAAGTGATATTTGTTTACCTTTAGACGGGATTTGTTTACCTGTAGCAGATAGCTTTTGGGATAGCAACACGCCGTTAAATCATTTTAATTGTAGATGCACTATTGAGCAGTTAGACGAATTTGATGCAGTATTAACACCACAAACCAAAGCCGATGAAGTCAGTAAAGAAATGGACGACAAAAGAGAGGATTTATTTAACTCTAATCCTTATCGTGATAAAGCTATATTTAATGAAACACACCCTTATTTCGATATTCCGAAAGAAGGTTTAGATAGTGTTTTAAAATTGGTAGACGATGGCGAATAAATTTAACTTTGGGCAAATAGCACGTAAATTCAAATCTTTGGATTTATCTTTGGATATTGCCAACACGGCAAAAATGGAGTTTATACAGAATTTCAGAAACCAAAGTTTTAACGGTAAAAAATGGGCAGAAGTTGAGAGAAGAAAACCCGAAAGCGAATGGTACAAACGAGGAACTCAAAGCGATAGAAACAGAGCAATTTTACAAGGTAAAGGAAGCGGACAACTTAGAGGAGATGTTGAAAACTCCGTTAAAGAAGGGCACAAAAACGGAAATTTAAGTTATACCTTAGTTGTAAATAACAAATATGCAGCGGTACATAATGAAGGATTGAACGCTAAAATTTACGGTAAAAAATCTTTTAAGATGCCACAAAGACAATTCGTTGGAATGACACCCGAATTAAATAAAAAACTATTAATGAAAATTAATCAAAAAGTAATGAAAATATGGGCGATATAATTCAACAAATAATAGACAGACTAAAATTAATAGAGGAATTTAAATTCGTTACTATTTGGAATAATCAATTTCAATATATGAAGGATGGTTCGCTTTATTCCTTCCCTATGCCGTGCGCATTAGTAGAGGTGCAAACAAACGATACCCAAGCAATAGGCGGATATATTCAAGGCTCGGATATTGATTTGATTATTCATATAGGGCAAGATTTTTATAACGGAACTAATATGGACGAAAATTTTAATATATTTGTTTTGCGTGATTTAGTAGTTAAATCACTTTCTCATTTTAAATCAATTAAAAGTAGTATATTTACAAAAATTAGTGAGGAGCAAGATTTTGAACACTCAAACGTTTACCATTATAAGGTACAATTTAAAACGCAATGGATTGACGAAACAGCGAAACCACAAGAATATTATACAACAGGATCAACTAATTTAGAAACGAATACATAATGGCAAGAACGATTGAACAAATCCAAGCGAGTATAATCGCAAACATACAAAATACTCCCGAATTAGTAGAAGCTAATAGCACTAGTACTCGTGCGATTTGGCGTTTATTTTCTTATGTTGTAGCTGTAAGTATTTTACTTTTAGAGCAAATCATTGACGTATTTAAAACTGAAAACGAAATTGCTTTAAGTAAAGCAATTCCAAATACTGCAAGTTGGTTAACTAAAAAAATATTTGAATTTCAATATTCAGCTATTAACCCACAAATAATACAATTAAATAATTTAATACCGTCTTACAATGTTGTTGATACTTCTTTAAGAATTATTACCCGTTGCTCTGTAGTAACAACAATATCAAATAAAGTAACAATTAAAGTAGCAAAGAATGAGCCTCCAGTTGCTTTAGCTACAGCGGAACTAGGAGCGTTACAGGGATATATTAACGCTTTAGGAGTTGCTGGCATTCAATACAATTGCATTTCACAAGACGCTGACAGGATTTATATTAATGCCGATATTTTTTATGATGGTCAATATAGTTCAACTATTCAAGGTACTGTTATAAACGCTATTAAATTATTTTTGGCAAACTTATCTTTTAACGGTCAATTGAAAATATCAGATTTAGAATTAGCAATTAGAAATATAACGGGGGTTAATGATGTTTTGATTAAGGACGTTAAAGTAAGAGATAGTTTCACAACTTTTGCAAATGGCACTTATCTTATACAAAACAAAACAACTATAAGTAGATTGTTCCCAACTATCGCAGGATATATTATCGAGGAAGATACAACAGGTCAAACATTTACAAACTCTTTAAACTTTGTTTCAAATGTATAGTATCGACTATAATCAAAAAGTGGTAGAAACGCTTGTTCCTGATAAAAGACAGCCTAAAACAACGGCTTACCTTCAGCAATTAGCAAGAGAGGTAAGCGTAAATCATAACCAACTTTTTAATATTTATAAACGCTATCAATTAGCGGTAGTTTGGACTGCTGGTTCTTATTCAAGAAATAGCAAAGTGCGTTATGGTAAAGCAATTTATGTAGCAGTAGAGCCTACAAGTGATGAGCCTAGTTATAGCAATACTTGGGCAATGGTATCGCCTAATTTTATGGGTAATGATTTTAGGCAAGCGATAAGAGGAGAAAAATTAGTTTTGGAATACGCTTTAAATACTTGGTTTGGAACTAACTTTAGACAATTACCTGCTATAAGTGATATTTATTTAACCACAAACACAATAATAGATAGCGTGTTTAGAGTTGGAAAAGTAGAGTTTGAAAGTTCAAACGTAGGAACAGACACGTCTAGCGAATTTGTTATAAATAACTATTCATTTGCAGATCAATACAATTTAACTATTAATTTACCAATTGCAACATTTAACTCTTTAGGAACTACTGACTCAATAAAAACTTCTATTGTTAGAAGTTTTGCAGATTTATACATCAGCGCAGGAATAACTTATAAAATAATTACATACTAAATGAAAAGATTAGACACAAGCGCAATAACAAGCGCAACGGCAATGCCTATAAAATCGGGAACGCTTGAATTTTTACAAGATGCTAATAAAGAAACGATAGCAAATGTAATAAAATCATTATTAGGATTTGTTCCTGATACAAATACTATTTATATTTTAAGCGGTTGTGTTAATTCAAACACAGCTCCTACTTATAATGTAAGCGCAGGAGTTGTTTATTATAACGGAGAGATTTACGAAGTAGCCGCATTTAATTTCACTACTACAGGAACACAACAAGCTTATCCTAGTTTAGTGGTTACCCAATTTACAACTGATGCAGATCCTGTTCAGTTTACGGATGGAACGCCTAGAAACGTTCATAATATTAGGACTTTTGTTGTAAACGCTACCGATACTGCTACAGGAATACCTAGTTTTGGTAATTGGTTAAAATCAGGCCCTTGGATTTATGGAGATACAAAAGAAGTAGTTTGCGATAACACATATATGGGTATTCATTTTGATAGTACTGGACTAGGTAGGTTAGAGAGAAAAGGTTGGGCAATTATGAACGGCGCAAACGGTACACCAAATGATAACGGAAAAGTTGTTATTGCTTATGGAACTGATTATACAACTTTAGGAGCTACAGGCGGAAGCCGTGACGCGGTTGTTGTGGCTCACTCTCACCAAATAAAAGCAAGGACAGGCGGATCTTCTACAGGAGACGGCGGGGCTGATTTCCCTGCGGGAGCGGACTCGTTTGTATCTACAGAAACTACAGGCGTGAGCGGTACAGGTAAAAATATGCAACCTTACATAGTTCGTTTAAGAATAATGAAAATATAATTATGAAAAACCAAACCTTGCAACGTAGAGTAACGGCTTATCCTTTGCCAAATACTCACAGAAAATTAATGGCGATAGCAGAGCGACAAGGTCGAAGTGTTAGCGGTATAATATCGGAAGCGTTGCAAGAGTATGTAAATAAAGAAAAGCCACTTAAATAGTGGCTTTTTGTTTTGCTTCCATATCGCAAATATAATAAATAAAAATACATAACGTACTTTTTACCTATTATTTAGAATTATTATAAATTTGTTGTATGATATATTGCATAGACGAAACATTGGACGAACCAATAATGCTTATTAACTCACACATCGGTTTTGATGAGGAAGATGGTATGGGTATTGATGGAAATATATTTCAAAAAGAATTGCTTTATTTAGATACTCTAGGTAAAAAAAGAATTCAAGTTTGGATAAACTCTATTGGTGGCGTTGTTATTGACGGCTATTCAATAGGTTCTACAATATTGAAAACTAAAACACCCGTAGATACTTATAACGTAGGTATTGCTGCAAGTATCGCAGGAGCGATTTTTATGTGTGGACGAAATAGAGTAATGATGGACTTTGCACAATTTATGATGCATCCAGTAAGTGGCGCAAACGATAAAAAAAGCGACAAATCATTTATGGATAGCATTTCTACTTTATTAAGTGCTAAATCCAATTTGACTCAAGAAGAAGTATCTGCGCTTATGACAGAAACAACTTGGTTAAACGCAGAGCAATGTTTAGAAAAAGGAATATGCACCGAAATTGAAAAAACGGCAAACGTAAACAAAAAAAGGCTTTCAACAGCCAATATCGATAACTTTCTTCGGGAAGCTAATTTAATCACTAATAAATTTTTAAACACAAAAAACAAAAAGAGTATGTTAAAAGTAACAAACAAACTTGGATTGAATGACGATGCAAACGAAGAAAGCATTTTAAAAGCAATTCAAGAAATCGAAAACAAAGCAATGACTGCTAAAGAAAAAATGAAAGCAGAAATGGACGCTTTAAAAGAAAAAATGGAAGCAGACAACAAAGCTTTTGACGAATTGAAAGCTAAATTTGAAGCAACTAAAGAGGACAATTGCAAAAACATGGTAACAGGTTTTGCAACACTTGGTAAAATTGCTAACGATGAAGCAATTATCAATAAATGGACTGCATTAGCATCTAACGACTTTGATGGAACAAAAGAACTTTTAGAAAGTTTACCAGTTAACAAAGTAGCTAACAAAATCGAAACAGGTGCAGGAAACGTAAGAGAGCCGCAAGTTGGGGACTACATGAGCGACTTATTAAAAGGAATTAACAACAAAAAATAAATAAAAAACTATGTCTTTAGTATTATCAACAGCGAATTATACGCAATTTGAAAAGGACTTCTTCATTACAGAAGCAGTCATTGGGTTAGACACAATCAACAACGGTTTAATGTATGTTGCTACAGGTGTAAAAAATGACCAATATGTATTCCCTAAACTTTCAGCTTCTCCAGAGTTAGTGCCGTTTACTTCTACTCCTTCAGGAAATGGAACAACTACACTTTCAAATAGAAGTGTAACTTTAGGTAAATTCCAAGCATATGAGGAATTTGAGCCTTCATTATTTGAAAACCACTGGCACAAAGACCAATTAGCGGATCGTTTATTGGCTAGAACTTTGCCTGTAACTTTCCAAAACTATTTAACTACTTACTACACACAAAGAGCATTTGTTCCTGTTGAGTTAGGTATTTGGATGGGTTCAACTTCTTACGTAACTACCTCAGGTGGTTCAGGAGAAGCAGGTGTTGGAGCAAACAGACAAATCAAGTATTACGATGGTATCATCAAAACTGCTTTAAACGCTACTACTCCAGCCTTGCAAGTTGCATCTCCTGGGACTATTACTTCTGCAAACATCATTTCTAAAATGGAAGCTGCAAAAGCAAAATTAGCTACTACTACATCAGGTATTGCAATCCTTGGTAAAGCAGACCGTTACAAAAGATTAAAATATGTAATGGGTGTTTTAGATTATCAAAAATTTGAGGACGCTTTAACTACTACTACATACAAAAATAATGACACTACCGAAAAAGGTATCAATCGTTACAAAGGTTATGAAATCGTAGTTGTTGCAGGTTGTCCAGAAAATACTTTCATTTTCGCAGAATGTACAACAGATTTAACATCTAACTTACAACTTTGTGTGACTGATATGGATAACCTATCTTTTGAAATCAATAGACTTCAAAATAATAGTACTTTGTATTTCTACAAAGCTATCATGAAAATGGGTGTAGGTATTGCTAAACCACAAGAGTTAGTAATTCATACAACTTATGTTTTAGCTGACTTTACAGCATAATAATTAATCAAACCCCGATTAATTTCGGGGTTTTTTAAAACTCTTATTTTATGTACAAAGAAGAATTAAAAGAGTTGCTTTTATCTAATACCAATATTTTATCAGTTTGGATTGATGAAAATAAAGATTGGCACACTTCCGATATTGATGGAGGTAAAGAAGTAACAAGGGAAGAAATTTTAAAATCAAAAAAAGCTAAAAATGAATAATATAACCTTTGTAAAAGGTCAAGGAGGATTAGGGCGACCTTTAGCGGGTAACGACTATATTTCTGGGCTTTTATTTTATACGGCAACTTTGCCGAGTGGTTTCTCATCTACAAATAGAATTAAACAATTTTTTTCTATTTCGGACGCAGTAACAGCAGGGATAAAAAATGACTACAGCGATGAAACACAAGCCGTAGGAGTTTACACATTAACCGTAGCAGGCGCAACAGGAGATAGCATTACGCTAAACTTTGCAGAACCTACTAAAACGGTAACGTTAGGGAGTTACGTTAAGCTTTCAACAGACACAACGGTTACATTAGTTGCTAAAGGTATAGTAAACGCTATTAATGCACTTACTTATTCTCACGGATATGTTGCTACAAGTACAGCAGGCGCAATTTCAATCACGGCTCGTAAAGGTTTAGGTATATTCCCAAATAGTGGAACGCCTTTAACTGCTACAATAGTAGGTACAATTGCAGGAAGCGTTACTACTGAATTTGCAGGTGGTGTAGCTTCTAAATTAGCGGTATGGTATTACCATATTTCAGAATTTTTTAGAATACAACCAAAGGGTAATTTATTCGTTGGAATGTATGATGTTCCAAGTACTTACGATTTTGCGGAAGTTCAAACAATGCAAACATCTACTTTAGTAAATGGAGCGATTAGACAAGTAGGTGTTTATGTAGATGCTACAAACTACACTGCTTCATTAACAACAGCTTTACAGGTTCAAGCTACCGCATTAGATGTATTAAAAATGCCTTTATCTATTGCTTTAGGTACTAACATTTTAGCCGCTACCGATATAACTTCATTAACCGATTTATCTACTTTTACTAACAACAAAGTGAGCGTTGTTATATCTCAAGATAACGGAGGACAAGGTTTATCATTATGGTACGCTACAGGAAAAAGCATTACGACTTTAGGCGCGACACTTGGAGCTGTTGCATTGGCTTCTGTTCACGAGGATATTGCTTGGGTTGGAAAATTCAATTTATCAAATGGCGTTGAATTAGAAAGCGTTGGATTTTGTAACGGAACAAGCGGTCAAAGTTCAAGCGCATTAGATGCTATTGATTTGAAACGTTATATTTTCTTACGTAAATTCCCGAACCTTGCAGGATCATTTTTCAATGACTCACATACTGCAATTTCTAAAAGTTCAGATTATGCTTATATTGAAAATAACAGAACAATAGACAAAGCAATTAGAGGAATAGATACGGCTTTATTGCCATCGTTAAATTCTCCTTTATTGTTAAACGCAAACGGAACGTTAGCAAATAGTACAATCGCTTTTCTTACAAGTCAAGCAACGGTTATTACTAACGATATGGTAAGAAACGGAGAAGCTTCTGCAATTGGTGTTTTAATCAATCCAGCGCAAAACGTAGCTTCTACTAGCAAAGTGATTGTTACGGTTAACATCGTTCCTGTTGGAGTTGCAAGAAATATACAAATTAACATCGGATTTAAAACCTCATTATAATTATGGCAACACCTTTAATCAATGGAGTTAATTACAGTTGGGCTAACGTTAAACTTATTTTGTTTGGCGTTCCAGTTGTAGGGATAACTAAAATTTCGTACAAAACGAAACAGAAAAAAGAAAACCAATACGGAGCAGGTTATGAGCCTGTAAGTAGAGGTTATGGAAATAAAGAATACGAGGGAAGTATTGAAATCTATACCGACGAATTGAAAAATATTATAGCATCGGCACCAAATAGAGATTTAATGGCTATACCTCCATTTAATATTCAAGTGGTATTTGAAGATGCTACAGGTGGCTTTTTAACACAGGATGATTTACTTTTTTGTGAATTTACTGAAGAAGGTTTAGAAGCATCGCAATCAGATACAAAATTATTAGTATCTTTACCGCTAGTAATCGGTAAAATAACTAGATAATTATGGAAAAAGTAGAAGCAAAAGCGCAAGAATTAAGCCTTAAATTGAATTGTACGGTATTACCTATCGTGTTTCACGATGAAGATACAAACGAGGATATTGTAGGATTTATTAAAGAACCTTCAAGAGTTGTAAAGTTAAGAGTTATGGATAAAGCGATGACCGCTCCTGTAACTGCTGCCGCTGAATTGTTTGAAAGTGTTTTCCTTGCGGAAGAAAGCGACAAAAGACTTATGTCAGATGACAAATACTATTTAGGCGCTACAATGGAAGCATTTAAAACAGTAGAAATGGCTGTAAATACGTTTAAAAAAAAATAGACGACTACACCATTAGTGAACAAAGTAGCGAAGAAACGAGAATGATTGCGTTACTTCGCTACTTTTCTCATTTTAGCGTTGATGTCGATAATTTAAGCGATGACGAATTTGCGAAAATGTGGGGGCAATTACAATACGCATTAGATAAAACAGGACACTACAATAATGGATAATCAAATTAGATATACAATCACCGCCAACGATATGGTATCGGGCAAACTTCAAGGAATGCAAGGCCAAGCGGTGAAATTAGAAAGCACAATGGGAGGCCTTACCAAAATTATGGGAACGCTTGGCATTGGTTTTGCAGTTTTTAAAGGTTTGGAATTTGTAAAGGGAGGAATTGAAAAAGTTGAGGAAATGCACCAAGCAACCGCACAAGTTCAAGCCGCTTTAACCTCTACCAACAACGCAGCAGGTTTATCGATGAAGCAACTTGAAGAAAGCGCAGCGTCTTTAGCCTCAAACACTAAATTTAGTTCAACGGATGTTTTCGGGATGCAATCTCTTTTACTTACATTTACTTCCGTAAAAGATAAGATTTTCAACGAGGC